TGCAGGTGATAAGCCGAAACCAGAAACGGCTGAACTTCCCGGTGTTGGACTTAGGATCAATCGACCAGGGGCGAAGACTCACACATTGAACTTCATCGATGCTCAGGTTATTGCCAATGTTGATTCTTACAACAAAATCCTTCGTTCTTCACAGAACTATGACCTGTACTACTTCACTCCTGAACTTTACTGGGATGCCTCTGGAACGCAAGTGACAGTTATCGGGGATCCAGTTATCCAGAATGACCTGACTCAGTTCATCAACGGTGAAACGATGATCAAATGGGTGGCAGATTCAAACCCTGTTCCTTCTGATTTCGACACGGATAAATTACTTGAAGGTTTGTTCTACGAGGTAAGCGGAGTTGATGCGATTACTGCACCAATCGGTTTCATTCAGAGTGAAACGTATACAGCCTCTCTGAATTACGATTTCGGTTCACAAAGTCTTCCATCAACCGTTTGGTCACTCGGTTCATCTGCTGCCGTTATTGCGAACCTAGGTGCAACGATTGACGCAACAACTGGTTCACTTGACATTGATCCGCAAGTTGTTGGGGATTATGTCTTGACCGTAATTGCATCCAACGAAGCCGGATGTATCTTTGGAAGTATTGATGTATCAGTAACTGTAACTGCATAATAACGTGAACGAGCAACTTCTTTTGGGCATTATCAAACTTCTCTCTAAGGATAAAATTAGAGAGGGGCAATCAGAGTACATCCATGACATCCGTGAGATTGCGGATGAACTTGAGCCGCACTTTGATGAAGACTACCCGAAGAAGTTGCTTCGTGTGCAGCATCCCGGGGAGCAGGATTGGATGAAAATCTACCGTAAGGAACGGTGGCAACCCAAGACCAGAACGGCAACCGGAAGGGTTTATACGACCCTGCAAAAGATTCAGCAAGCGGATGATTTCAAAATCATTTTTAAGAATGACTTTGCCGATATCGGGATAAGTGAAAGCAACCCGAAAGGGCTACCTTCCAAATACTGTTTGGAGAATCTGCCAAAGTTTGGTTCAATCGAAACATGGACTTTCTCATTGGGACTTTCTAAGTACCTGGAGAATCCAAATTCGGTGGTTTTTGTCGGTCCTGATCTGGAATCGTGGATTGAAGACCCAACACCGGGCAACGAACAGTTCATCAACTGGGAGAAACCATATCCGCAAGTCTTCGAAGAGGATCACATCGTCTACAAGGCTGACGGTGGAATCATTTTCAAACTTGACCAGTACGAAAACAAGGACGGTGACAAGGTTCAACGGAAGTATGATCAGTTTCTTGCCGTTTCAATGGAAGGTCTGGTTCTGGTTCGTCAGATAAGGCCGTACAACGGAAGCGAGGATGTATTTGATACGTTTACTGCACCTTATCAATTCCTTCAGTATCCGATCTATTCGGTTGGGTCGGTAATCTGTGAAATTGAAGATGGTCAAATAGTTTATGATTCAATCCTTACTCCTTGCCTACCTGCATGGAATGATGCCTTGTTTACCAATGATGATTTGTTGGTTAATAAAGCCCTGCATTCGAATCCGATCTTTTGGCGGTACAAGAATTCACCTTGCAAGACCTGTAACGGATCAGGCTTGCTATCTGGAAAGGACAACACACAACGCACTTGTGGTAGCTGCAACGGAAACGGATTGGGTTCAGAAGGTTCGCCCTTTGCCACCATCGAAATAAACCTGCAAAAGAAGAACGCAACCAATCCAGATGTCCAGTATCCAACTGGTCCGCCTGCCGGATATATTCAATTGGACATTGCGGCATTAGAAGCCCAAAAGAAAGACATTGATGATGACATTTACCGAGGCTTTCAAGCGATCGGAATCGAACTGTTAGCCAATGTACCTGCGGCTCAATCTGGTGTTGCGAAGCAATACGACCGGAAGGAATTAAACACCTTCTTTTTTCAGGTTGCCGTTCACCTTGGCTATCTGATCGAGGAAATATCCTTTGCTATATTCCTGCAACGCTACCGGACGGAAATAGAGTCAAGGCTCTTGACATTGGATCAGATTGAGGCCAATAAGCCGAAGGTAGTAATCCCGTCAGACTATGATGTCCTTACTACATCCGTCCTTTCTACTAACCTTTCCGATGCCATTAAGAACCAGTTTGACCCGATCATTACAATGGGCCTGACTGCTCAATACACCGAAAAAGTATTTGGTGAAAATAGCTATCAATTAAAGGTTTTAAAAATCAAGACGGCCATTGATCCATTGCCTTACATGACCACCGAGGAGAAGTTGATCCTGAAGGATTCAATGGGTTGTACTGAACTTGACTACATCACCTCTGCCTATCTTAATTCATTTGTCACGGAGTTGATAGAGGCCAATATGGACTGGATCAATGAGGCAAGGCCAAAACAAAGGGCCGATGTCAAGGCAATGGCAATCGCTAAACAAAAAGAGATCAAAGCCGGATTGGTTACTTTGATGCCTGAAGAATGACCGACAAGCAACTTGACATAATCAAACGGATTCAGACTCTCCAGGCTGAACTGGAAGAGGGCATGAACTCCCGACTGCCTGAGATATTCAAAGGATTATCCGATCAAGTTATTGAACTGACCAATGATCTGCCACTTGACCCAAAGAAAAGGGCCGCAAACATCAGGGCCATCATCGGACTGAAAACACAATTGACAAATGTAATTGTCACCAATCCTGAATACGTCAAAGAAGTCGGTCGGGTTCTGGATGGGTTCAAAGACTTGAAGAAACTATCTGACCTTTACTTTAGTGAACTGATTGATGGGTTCAATGCGAAAGAATTGTTGTATCAGGAAATCCTGAAAGCCAATATCGAAATTACAAAGGATATGCTTTTAGGGTCAGGGATCAGGAATAACTTTGCAAATGCAATACAAGAGGTGTTGAAGGCCAATGCATCAGGAACAACAAACCGGACATTACTGCAAAAGACCCTTAAAGAGTTCATAGAAGGCACGGAAGCTGAAAAGGCATACCTGAACCGATATATTAAGCAAACGACCTCAGACGCAATTATGACCTTCAGCAGGGAGTATGACAATACCATCGCTGCTGATTTGAATTTACAATTCTACTTTTATGCCGGGACTTTGATTAAAGATTCACGGCAATTTTGCAGGGCCAGAGCAGGACGGTATTTCAAGAAATCCGAGGTCGAAAATTGGGCTAACCTAGGGAATTGGGACGGTCGCAAAGCAGGTACTACCAAGACAACCATTTTTGCCTATTGTGGTGGTTGGGGATGCAGACATCAACTGCACCCGATAACCAAGCTACAATACACATTGGCCGAGAAAAGAGGCTCAACCGGATTAAAATAATCAGTATTTTTACAAAAAATTGAACCATGAATAGCTGTTTGGAAAATTTTATTGGCCTCCGGGGTTGTAGCACCACCGAACCAGAATCTGGTGTGTACATTAATCAGTATCCGGGAATGTCAACTGAACTGATCGACAAGGTTGCATCGAGCGATCAGGTGACCTTTGCACAGGTCTGGAAGGACATCCAACAGACGGCATACCTCGAACTGAAGACAAGTGTGCAGAAGGCATTGAAGGACTTTGCCGGGGCTAGACTGGATCAGGTTCTTTTCCAGACATCCAGACTCTTTGTTCAGCAATGGCAACAAATCAATCCCGTTCCTGAAGAAGCTATTTTCAAAGGTGTATTCACATCAATCGCAGGTTCAAAGTATGCCGGACTACGAATCAAGAAAGCATACATCTACAATTCGGGTGCAGTTGCCGTTCCGAATGTGCCTATCAAGATATTTCAATGTCAGGATGGAACTGTCCTCTGGGAAACAACCGTGACCGTTCAACCAGGGGCCAACACAATCAACATTGGGCAGACCTTCGGGTTGGTATTCGACAAGATCAATATTGCCATGTTAGTGGATTGCACCAACCTACCAACGCTGACAGGTCAATTCATTGACAATGGAAGTTGGAACTGGCAGGGCATGGATGCCCAATGTGCCTCTCGTTACTATTCATGGCTGAATACATCCGGTTACAACATCTTCCCGGTGACTGCCCCATTGAACTACGGTTTAGGTGAACTATGGAACAATGACTTCAGTCAATCAGCCATCTATTGGGATGCTGAACTGCTCTGCTCATTGGATTCATTCATCTGCGGACAACGGGAGTTCTTACTTGAATCATGGGGCAATTTACTGGCGGCTCAGACGCTCCGTTTCAAGTTAGGCTCTAACCGTGTCAATTACTTCACACAATCCAACACAGAGCGCACAGAGCGTTCTCTGGTTACATTTGAAGAGAAGTTCAAAGATGCCATTGATAATTGGGCTGAACAGTTGAACCTGGGTGCTGAAGGTTTGTGTTTTGATTGTGAAGATCAGGCCATGATTGCGACTACTGGAAGACGGCCATAAAAAAAGCCGGACTAATTTAATCCGGCTTTTAAATCGTTTAAATACATGGCTCTTTATTCAGGGAATACAAACCCTGATAATTTATCATTGAATTCTGATTCTGAAATAAATGGTTTGTCAGACAATTTAACCAGAACGGCAATTACTTCTTTGTCTGGATTAACATCTGAGTATGGGGCTTTTTCTGATACCTCTACTAAATGATAGCCACATTCTAAAGCAAGTTGCTCCCAGAATTTCATTGTGAAAAACGAAACTCCATGACCTGCATAAGTTCCGGTTTTAGGATTTGCGTGAATCATTGTTCCGCCTTTTTTGGTCCAGTTGTGGCAGTTCAATAAGGCATTGTAAAGCCCTTTCACGTGTTCAACAGTTCCGAAGTCGGTCAGCAAATCAGCTTCAAAGCGTTCATCCGATTCTTTGCTTAAATCAATTGGCAAAGCCCGATTCTTGCCGTGAATATCAACTGATTTAATCTTCAATCCGTTTCTTCGGTAATATTCGTCAGAACGCATGAATTGAGTATCCTGTCCAATGTCCATCAATTGATCTCCAAGTTCAATGATTTTCATTTCTGGTTTTGCGTACTGCAAAAATGCCTTGTGTGTGTGTGTATGAATCATGTTTAAAAGTAATTACATTCCTCTCATTGTGAAAATCACGGATTCGGGCAATTGGGTTTCATAATACGAACTCAA